CGCCTTCATAATACAAACAAAGACCCATTAACTGACAAGTCATGGGGTCAGTAGAGTTATTGGTCTCAGTGTCTATCGCAATTCGGCCGAACTGGATAGCTTTAGAAACATAATCTTCAAAATCTTCTTTTGTCTTAATTACAATTACATTCTTTCTCTGCTTACCGAGTACTTCAAGTACCTTAATTTTAATTAAGGCGAGTTTTTCAGCAAGAGAAACCTTCTTAGACTTAAGTACCTTAGCCGTGTCAACTTCGCCTTCTTCAGTACTTGCAATCTTACGTGCCAGGGCTTCAGGCTTAGGCTTATTAAGTTCTACATTAAATTCAGATAATTCTTCAGAGGCAAATAAACTCTGATTAGTTATCTTCTTAGGCTCTGCTACAACAGTCGGTGTTGCTTTTTTAATAAGAGCTTCAGGTGATACTTTTGGCTTTGTACTTACTGATAAATCAAAGCCTCCAAATAAACTATTCATGTATAACCTCACTTAAAATATATTTCATATAATATAATACAATAAAAGACGGATCGTTTTCAGACCCGTCTTTAAATTTGTTTTAATTATTAGAAGCTGAAGCCAGAGAAGTTTCTTACAGGAGTTGTTGCTGCGTTATCAGGTGCTGCTGTTGCAGGAGTATTCATGGGCGCTGCGGGTGCAGTATACTGAGGTGCTGCGGGAGCAGCATATGCCGGAACTGTCTGAGTGGGTGCAGCCTGAGCAGGTGCTGTGTAAGCAGGAGCAGCCGGAGCCGCATAAGCAGTAGCAGTATTTGCTACAGTATTTACAGCTTGCTGGTTGTTTGCCTTAGGAACCTCAGGGAACTGACCTGTAGCAAGGAAGGTGTTAATTTCCTCAACAGTCTTCTCCCAGTAAGAATGCTTAGCGATATTAAAGTTATTGAAAGCACTGAAGTCAGCAGGAATCATCTCAGGCTTAAATACCGGATGAGTTGCAGGAAGAACATCTACCGAGTAAGTAGTCTGCATGTCGCCTGCCTTACCGTTACGGGTAATGAGAACGAGAACATCCTTAAGATTACCTGCTACCATAAGCTTATTAGCAAGCTCACGAGAGAACTGAGCAGGACGGTCCCAAATAACAGGAGTAACAGGTGTGTAACCAGTTGCGGATTGAGGATCGCGGTAAGAAACAAGCATAGGAATAAACATCTTCTTAGCGGACTTACCGATAGAGCCCTTAGGGTTTGCCTGATTTGCAGAGCAAAGAGGGCAGCCAGCTGCATTCATGCCGAGAGGATTGTGGCAGCTTACCTTCATCCATTTACCGCCTACCTGAAGAGTATGAACTGCTGCGAACATAAACTCATCAGTAGAACTAAGATTGATACGAGCGATGGCAATGTCGCCATCCTCTTTGAGTTTAAAGTACCCGACTTTGGTACCATCACCGGACTGGGTCTGCTCCTGAGCTGCGATCTGCTGATACTGTGCGAAATTAAAAGTACTGTTTGACATTTTTGATTTTCTCCTTTGGTATTGTTTAGTATTTTTTTATTATTTTTATATTTATCAGTTGTCGTCTGATATTATATAATACAATGTGATTTTATGAATTTTTAGCTTCTTCTAAAGCTTTTTGAAATTCTTCTAAAGAACATGCATTTGGGTCCTTCTGAGGCCACTTTATTTCTTTTATAATAATTCTGGGGTCAAGACCTGCTCTTACAACGTTAGCCATTCTTTGACCTGCCCAGTCATTATCCATTCCAAGATATAATACTTTAATTGGCGATTTATTTATCGCTTCTATCTGGCTTGGTGACGGATTGCCCCAAGTACCAATAGCAGGGTAATTTCTAGAATAGCACGTTAAAACGTCTACGGGTCCTTCGCAAAGAATTGCTGTTGAAATATTATTTTTTATAATATAATCAAGACAATATACAGCCTTTTCAATGTCTTTTTCTATAATGAAAGTTTTGTTATAGATAGACCTTCTTGGTGCCATAATAATTTTTCCTGCTAAATCAAAACATGGGAAAATTATCTGGCTTGTTTGTGGGTCATATTTTACTTTGAAAAGCTCACAAACTTCTCTTGAAAGCTTTCGTTCAGCTAAATATGGGTGCCAGTCCTGAAAAGCGTCTAAATAACTTGCTGGCATACGAACAGGCATTTTGTTTTGTTTTATAACAATATCGTCACATAAAACAATGCCTGAGCTAGAAATCTTGCCATATTTGTCCTTAAGCCAATTCTTAGCAAACTCTTCCGAGCATTCAAAGCATTCTGCTATAAACTTAACAAAACTGCACTGGAAGTCACAGGACCAGCATTTGCAATATCCGTACGGAATCTTAGAACTATTTCCTACATAGATATTCATTGCAGCATGCGCTTCACGGCCACCTTTGTGGTGTCTGTTGGGGCAGGTGACAACGATATTGTCGTCACCCTCACTCCAAGACTTTATTTCTCTTAGTTTACCATTTGTCAACGCCATCTTGAGTTGACATACTATCTCATAAAGAGGCGTTTCAATTATATAATTATCAACTCTAAGTACTGGCATAACCTACTCCTTAAAACGGGCATTCATCATCAGTTACAGGATAATCCGCACTGTAACTGTTTTCAATCTCTTCAAAATCTTCTTCTGAGGTGACTCCATCATTACCGTTTGAGATATAACGATAATCACCTGTATTGAAGTTCCAAAGATAATCGAGCTTTCTGCCGTCCCCGCCGTCTCTTGACTTTACGATATTAACTGTAACCTTATGGGCTCCAGGGTGATTAGGGTCTTCAGCATCCTGCTTATCAAGCATCAGAATAACAGTGGCGTCCTGTCCGATACGGTCAGAAAGAGCAATCTGAGAAGTATCCTGAGACTTATCTTCGTTCTTAGTTCTATTCATCTGAGAAACAGCAATAATAGGAATCTGCTTGAGAACCTGTAAGTTCTTAATAGACTTGGAGATATTAGCAACCTTTTCATGAGCTACCTTGGCTCTGCTATTATCTTCCAAAAGTGAATACTGGTCTACAAACAGGATATCAAGATTTTCTTTCTCAATAAATGCCTGAAGAGCATCTACTGTTGCGGGACCTGCAATATCATTTGGCGTAAGTACCTTAATCGGTCCATAGCCAGAACATTTAAGACTGTCCAAATAATTCTTATAATGGTCCTTGTAGTAAAGGTCACCACGGGAAATTTTCTTGTTATCAATCTTACCAAGAAGAGTATCAAGACGATAAGCTACCTTGTCTACTGACATTTCACCTGAATAAATACCTACCGTCAGGCCCTGCTTAGCAGCAGCTGCCGCGATCAACAACATAACCCAAGACTTACCAACACCTGAACGAGCTGCAATAACCATATTCTCATTTCTACGGTCAATACCTGTAATAATCTTATCAAGCTCAGGGAAGCCAGTAGAAATAAAGTATTTAGACTGATTTGCAATCATATCAAGATAACGATCATATCTTGAAGTATCTGACATAATATCAGTGCACTGAAGTGCTGAGCCCGTGTGAAGCTTATCAAGAGAATCCTTGAAATACTGCATTGCTCCAGTAGTATCGTCGGCTTCCAAAAGCCTCTTTAAGTTATTAAGACGAGTAGCAAGATAACTCTGATTGTAGTCGTTATAAAGCTGCTCAATCAAATAATTATCAGGCTCATTTACATCCTGAATAACAAATTCAGGGAAGTGCTGAACGAAAGTAAGGCGATCAGGAACGGTATGATAAGTATTATAATGAGCCTTAATAAACTCATATTCTGCCTTATATCCATAGAAGTGATCAGCAGTAAGGTTATTTAAAGTGATAAAAGAATAATCTTTGTTCTGGAGTACTTTATTAATAATCTGAAATTGTGCAATCATTGTTTAGCCTCCAATTTTTAAAACTCTTTTATCTGCGCCGAAAAGCTCAATGTCTATTGACATATTTGCAATTCTGCTTGTAAGTCTCTCACCCAAAGCATTATAAAGCTGCTGTCTATTTAAATTAGATGTATAGATATTAGACTTTCCAAGGGCGAGACGATTATCAATAATATTTAATAAATGAGTAAGTTCAAATTCTGAACCCATTTTGGCAGCAATGTCATCCCAAATAACAAGGTCTGCTTCCAAAACGTTTTCTTTGATATATGCTACATACGCATTTTTAGTTGTAATATCATCCTTGAGCGCCAGTAAGAATCTTGGTACACTAATAAACAGTACACGGCACTTTACCTCTGTTCGTGCCCAAATTTTATTAAAGTAAGCTTCTGCCAAACGAAGACTCCATGAACTTTTACCATTTCCACAATTAGCTGAGTGAAGATACAAGTTTTTACCACTACCGATAAAATTAACAATATCCTGCTCAATAGCTGCAAGCTGCTTAAACTGCTCAAGGTCTGTTCCGTCCTCATCTACTCTCAAAGTAATATGCTTCTTCTGACTCTCTGTCATAAGAGCTGCTGAGTATAGCGAGTCCATTTTATATTTTCTGAGACAAAAGTCTTTATCACAGTCTTTGTGATTACAAACTTCATACAAAAAACAAGTTGACATTTAAATTCCTCCGAGATATTTCTTAAACGCCTGTTGAACCGAAAGCTCCTTCTCCACGATTGGAAAACTCAAAGTCTTTGTAGAACTCATCAAGCGACATATTATTATACACTTCAATAGGAGAAATATCGATAAGCCTAGGCAAAAATTGTACTGCCTTCATTCCAAGCGGAAGGTCTACTGACTGATTAGTAGTATTAATAAGTGAAATATGAATAATACCCTGATAATTTGCATCTACAACAGACGCGCCATAAACAAGACCGTACTTAGTTGCAATACCTGACTTATTCTGTGCTTCAAGTGCTACGTTAGTAGAAATAAAACTACGTACGCCAGAAGGAATATTTGCACGACCGTGTGGCATAATACGAATTACGGTTCTACCAGTGCTATCAGTACAAATGAAGGCATTATCAGGAATATTCTTTGCTTCAAAAGCATCTTCAAAGATTTTTGTGTAGCAAGGAATAAAAAAGTCTACTCCACCGTTTCCGTAGTCTCTCTCGGGTGCCTGTACATCATAACCTGGTTCAATAAAAAATTTAATCATTGGTTTAATTCTCCTTTTAAATAATTTTTATATAATATAATACAGTGTAGTTTTTTGAAAATTTGCTATAAGATAAAAATAAAACCGCCCAGAATATTTCCCGAGCGGCTACTTAAAAAGATATAAAAGTATTAAATTATAGGTATCTTATATTTTATTATAAAGGTATCTTTTAATTTATCTTTTGGTATCTTTTAGTATCGCTTGAGTTTATTATGCTTGTATCAATATAAGGAAACTTTTCAGCTTCCTTATTTAATTTAGCTAATTAATTCAAGCACATTTTTATTTTGTGTCCCATTTTCTTAACGATTTTACTTGTGGTTGCTTTTTATTATTTATGTACTGCCAATATTCATTTTTAGCTTCTGTACAATAAGCACTATTTGGTTTAGCGCTACAGCCGGAAGCAGTGTGATACACACAAAATGAGCATGGTGTCAGCTTTTTGTTTTGTTGCATAAATTACCTCACATACTATGGAAAGTTCTACTAATTACTTCTCTTTGCTGTGCGCGTGAAAGCTTATTAAAGTGGACTGCATAACCGCTTACACGAATTGTTAAGTTTGGATATTTCTCCGGATGATCATATGCATCCAGGAGTGTTTCTCTATTCATAACATTAACATTAAGGTGATGTGCTTTTTGTTTAAAATAACCATCAAGAATTGCCACTAAGTTAGAAACCATATTTTCAACAGAATGGCCTAGCGCTGATGGAATAATTGAGAAAGTATTAGAAATGCCATCTCTACAGTCATCATACGAAAGCTTTGCTACTGAATTGAGTGAAGCTAAAGGTCCAGTCCAATCTCTACCATGCATTGGATTAGCACCTGGCGCAAAAGGCTCACCAGCTTTTCGTCCATCAGGAGTTGCACCAGTGTGTTTACCGTACATTACATTAGAAGTAATAGTAAGAATAGATAATGTATGTTCAGCATTTCTATATGCTGGCGTCTGCCTTAGATAGGTAATCATTCGATGAGAAATATCTTTCGCTATAAAATCTACTTCATCAATATCATTTCCATAGCAAGGGAAGTTACCAGTAGTTTTAAAATCTATGATATAACCTCTATCATCTCTAATTGGCTCAACTTTTGCTTTTAAAATTGCACTCATAGAATCAGTAATAACTGATAGGCCAGCGATACCGAAAGCCATAAAGCGATGTACATCAGTATCATGTAAAGCCATTTGAGTTTTCTCATAGCAATATTTATCATGCATATAATGAATAACGTTCATAGTATTTACATACAAATGAGATAACCACTGCATATAAATATCAAGTCTTTCATTTACTTTTTCGTAGTCTAAGACTTCGCCATCCATAATAGCCATTTGAGGACCTATATGAATATCGGAAGTAGTATCATAACCACCATTTAAGGCAATTAAAAGAAGCTTAGGAAGATTACATCTAGCTCCAAAAAATTGCATTTGTTTGCCAATCTTCATTGCAGAAACACAACAAGCGATAGCGTAATCATCACCATACTCAGGCCTCATAATATCATCATTTTCATACTGAATAGAGTCAGTATCAATAGAAACTTTAGCACAGAATTCTTTAAATGGCTTTGGTAACTGTTCAGACCACAAAACTGTCAAGTTTGGCTCAGGAGCAGGACCTAGATTATACAAAGTATTCAAAATTCTGAAACTTGATTTAGAAACAAGGGTTCTTCCGTCCTCACCCATACCGCCGACTGCCTCGGTGATCCACATAGGGTCACCACCGAACAGCTCATTATACTCAGGTGTTCTAAGGTGTCTAGCCAGTCGTAACTTAATTACAAAATCATCAAACAGCTCTTGTACTTCCTGCTCTGTAAAAACCCCAAGAGCAATGTCTCTTTCAGCGTAAATATCAAAAAATGTAGAAACACGACCGAGGCTCATTGCTGCACCATTCTGCTCTTTAATTGAAGCGAGATAGGCAAAATAGGTCCACTGAATAGCTTCTCTTGTATTTTTAGCGGGCTGGCTAATATCAAAACCGTACTGCTTTGCCATTTCTTGAATTTTACCAAGAAACGCAATTTGCTGATGGAGCTCTTCAGTTAAGCGGATTGTGTCAGTATTAAAAGTAGCTGAAGCTAGCTTTTTTCTATCTTTAATTTTTTCTTCAATAAGCTTATCAATACCATACAAAGCAACACGACGATAGTCACCGATAATGCGACCGCGTCCGTAGGCATCAGGAAGCCCTGTGATTACGTGTGACTTTCTAGCTGCTCGCATTTCCTCCGTATAGGCTCTGAAAACGCCATCATTGTGAGTGGTACGATATTTAAACTCTTCTTCGATTTTTGGACTAAGCTTGTAGCCGTAAGCTTCGCATGCCTGTCTTGCCATTCTAATACCGCCAAATGGAGCAACACCTCTTTTAAGCGGTTCATCTGTTTGTAGGCCAACAATAATTTCTTGATCTATATCAATATATCCAGGTTCATAAGCTGTTGGCGAACTTACTATCTCAGTATCAATAGCTCTTACTCCGTTATTACAACGCTCCTCTTCAAAAAGAAGCTGAACAGTTTTCATTAGGTTATTAGTGCGCTCTGTCGGACCTTCAAGGAAAGTAGCATCTCCGTAATAAGGTTTATAGTTCTTTTGAATAAAATCTCTTACATCAATGCTATCAACCCAAGGGCCTTCTACAAAGCCACTATGATGTAAATGTAACATATATTTTACTCCTTTCTTTTATAGGGGTAATTATTTTAGCTTAAAATTTTAAATAAACTTTGAGTTTGCTCTAAAGTAATCCACCTTTAATGGACCGAGAAACTTCGCACTAACACCACAATTGACTCCATTAACCTTTTGTATTTTAATACCGATTACATAACCAAAAGTTGCCTTTTTCTTTACTAAACAGAAACATAACGGAGCCTTATGCATAGCTTTAGCCTGAGGTAACTTATTAAAGGCTTTTAAAAACTCT